CCACCTGTGACATTGCCTGTGGCATCTACGGAACCACCGGTAGTGATATTGCCACCATCGATGTTGCCAGATGCAGTGACAGTGGCAGTGGTGACGTCACCTGTGGTCACAAGATTACCACCAGAAACGTTGCCAGATGCGGTCACTGTCTGTGTGGTCACATCGTTGTTGCTGACTAGGTTACCACCAGTAACATTGCCCGTAGCATTAAGGCTGGCAGCCGAAAAAGTACCTGTGATCGAGATATTGGCAGCACTGACATCGCCAGTAAACACGCCGTTGTCTGCAGAAACATCGCCTGCTGTGACAAGATTGCCACCTGTGATGTTACCTGTAGCATCAATAGTGCTACTAGCAGTTACGGTAGCTGTGGTAACGTCGCCTGTGGTAACAAGATTACCACCGTCAATGTTGCCAGTAGCAGTGATGGTGCTAGAAGCTGTAACAGTTGATGTTGTAACATCACCGGCAGTGGTGATATTGCCACCTGACACATTGCCAGTGGCTGTAACAGTGCTAGAAGCTGTAACAGTGGCAGTTGTAACATCACCGGCAGTGGTGATATTGCCACCTGACACATTGCCAGTGGCTGTGACTGTGGTACCTGCTGTGACAGCATCAGTAGCATTGATATTGGCACCGTCAATGTTGCCAGAAATGTCCAGCGAACCACCCGATACAACACCAGCTGTGATCAAGTTACCACCGGTAACATTACCGGTAGCATCTACTGCACCAGCAGTAACAATGTTGCCACCATCGATGTTGCCTGTGGCAGTGATAGTAGTATCGCTGCTGATATCTGTAGCAGAAAGGCTGCCGTCAATGTCAACATTACCAATGATGGTGCCTTCAAATATCAAGTTACCTGACACATCAAGATTGCCAGTGAATGTACCATTCACTGCATCTATGTCCAGTACCTGCATGCTGGCATAGCTGTTGATAGAAATTGTGGTATTGGTCAGTTCGCTGGTGGTGAATACCGCAGCAAACTTGTCAATGCTTTCGTCCCAGACGAAAGCGATGTTGTCTTCGGTCCCTCGCTTGCCGATAAAACCAATGTCTAAGCTAGGTGAACCCGATTGGTCACGAGCTAGCAGGATCAGCGGATCTTCAACCACGAGATCGATGGTATCAATCGCGGTCACGTCACCCTGAACTGTAAGGTTTCCGGTGATGGTTAGGTCACTGCCATATGTTAGATTATTGGCAATTTTGGTACTAGAAATACTATAGTCAGCCAGTTTCGAGTCGGCGACAATGGTATTGTCAGTGATTTGGTTATTCTTAATTCGCGTAACAGCCATGTATTTTCTCCAGTCAAGGACTATCTAAGATATTTATGCAACTGGAAATTTTTCCGGTTGCTACAGGAATCTTATGTCAATGATATCTGTAGAGAGGGGAACTTCAACGAATGTGATTGAATTAGCGGATACTGTGTAAGCAACGGCTGGCAACTGCACGATACCGTTGATGGCTACTAAAGTAGCAGCACTGGTGCTGTCACGATCCAGCACGTAGGTATTGGCCACTCCGTCTGGTGTGATGATCTGTGCTGTAACGTCGCTGACCACTTGATCCCACTGTGCACCGTCGTACACTTCGATGCGTTCAGCATCGGTGTTGTAGCGTATGGTACCCGTAGAAGCCGATCCGGGACGTTGGGCAGTGTTACCGGTAGGTATGATCAAACCCGTGGTGGTATCTATGTCTACCAGCCCTAGACCAGGATCCAGCGTGATGTTCTGATCAGACTGTGTTTGCAGCAGGAGATCGTTGTTGCCCAGGATGCTGTTGCCAATTAGGGATCCGACATAAACAATATTTCCGTTTATGTCGGCACTGATACTGGATATTGAATTTGAGATCACCGAATCCAAAATCGCAAAATCTGCAGAAACGTTTCCTAACACTGTGAAAACGTTTGAAGTTTTGTCAAAAATCAATGCCGGAGAGCCGGCAATCACATCATTGTCATTGAACTGTATCTGTGTGTTGTTACCAGCAGCCCCAAAGTTTCCAAATATGTAATCAGCTGAAATATTTCCAGAAAACTCTCCAGACTGTGCTGATATGGAAAAATTAGCTGAGATGTTGTTGGCTGAAATATTACCTGTGGCAACCAGTGTTTCCGTGTCAATCAGATTGTTGGCTGATATGTTATTAGCCGAAAGATCTCCAGACACTGACACATTTCCATTGGCTGCCATGTCTGTTACCGAAAGATCCACTATGCTAGCATTGCCAATGTTAGCGTTTTCGACCGACAGCCACTCACTGGATATGGTATTTGCAACGGATAAATTGTCTGCTGTGATATTACCGGACGCAGTTACTGATACTGCAACGACGTCCTGACTGGCAACAAGATTGGATCCTGCGATGTTGCCAACGGCTTCTATCATGCCAGTGACATAGATGTTTCCACCTGAGATGTTGCCAGATGTTGTGATTCCGGTGTTGGCCACGAGATAATCAGCCGTGACATTGCCAGTGGCACTGACAGTATTGGCAAAAATTCCGTCGGTGGCCGTGATGTTTTGACCGGTGATATTACCGGATGATATCAGCTCTGCAGTGTCTGTGATGCCCAAGCTGGTGAGATTTCCGGCCGTGACATTGCCAGTAACTGACAGGCTGTTGGATATGATCACATCGTCGGGCAAGCCAATGGTCACAGTATCCGTGGCAGAAACTGTCACAGTGGTTTGGTTGGCCACATCAAGGAACGTGATGGTGCTGCCGTTGAATACCTGCTGGGTATTGGCACCATCGGATATGGTCACATTAACATTGGTGCTGGCATTATCTACGTAGTTTTTGGTAGCAGCATCAGATGCTGCCACAGGATCCTGGAGATTGTTTATCCAGATGTTACCGACATCTACATTGCCTAGCTCGTACACCGTGAAGTTGCCCACACGGAGATTGCCTTCGATGTCAAAATCTTCCTGTGGCGAACTGGTCAGGATGCCTACACGGTCGTTGCTGACATCAAAATATATGAGATTGCCCTGCACAGCAAGGTTGGCGCCCCGACGGAGGTCGTCAGCTAAGATGTTGCCGGAGATTCGATTTATAGCCATTTCATATCCTGTTCTGGATATTTATGGCTAGGTTTCAGCGTGTATGACTGAGATTGGTTCGCCGGACGGCGGTGCTGAGGTAAATGTGATGTCAAACCCACCGTCTACAGTGTAGGCAGTGGTGGGATCTTGATAGATTGATCCCACAAACACGATGATCTGCTTTTCTTGGCTTTCGGCCTTGGTCATGGTGAACACCGTGGTTGCTCCGTCGCCGGTGAAACTGTCCACTGTGTAGACCACTGCACCTGCTTCGGTGATGGGGCGGAACTGTGAACCGTTGAAAAATTCCAGTTTGGCTATGTCTGTGTTGTATCGGAACTGCCCAAACACCGGAGAATCCGGTCGCGAAGCTGTGGGGCCGCCCGGGACCACTACTGATCGGCTGCCGCTTTCCAGCTCGCGATTTTTCAAAAAATTGCCCATGCTAGATAGCGATCGAACTCACAGTGACCGTGACTGCATCAGCTACGTCCGCTTCAACTTCGATCTCATCTCCGTTGTCCAGTATGAGCTTTTCTGTGCTCACGATATAGGTATCGCCAGCTGTGATCTCTAGTTGGCTGAAAATTATGTTGTCAAGGCTGCCAGCAGTGCTGTCGTCGTTGTTGACTGCGTAGACATTGATGTTTACTGGGCCTGCACTATGGTTGCAAAAGTACATCACAGTGATAGCTGTTTGTCCAGAAGCCTGGAACACTGTTGTGGCAGTGGTTGTAGAGACACGAGTATTGTTCAGTGCCATGTTTTTTCCTTAAAAAATGATGCCAAACACAATGGCTTTGCTGCGGCTGCAGACTTCGTCTTCCACTGTGCTGGACTTGACATAGATGCCGGTACCACCGCTGCCAACATTGGCAGAATAGATTGCTGTGCTGTTTGCTGTGGCAGTGGGTGCAGAGCCAATGTTGCCCAGGATATAGTGCCCTTGGTGATACACACTGTTGTTGCTGCTGTTCCAGGCGAAGTTTGATGTTCCACCAAACACATTGCCTAGATCATGGAACTGTATGCTGTTCAACGGGCCGCCTACAGAACCTGCTGTGGCTGTACCAATAGCCTGATAGCTGCTGATAGCAGTACCGTTGGCTGTGACCGACGGACTGATCTCCCAGTTGGCAGTGGCATTGTTGAATCGCAGTCCAGCAAAGGTGTTAGCAGATGTCTGGGACACGATGCCTTGCTCTGTGAACAAGGCTACTGTAGTATTGGCACCGGCATTGTTGGCAGCGATAGTCATGAACGGATCATCCACAAAGAGATCCGTAGTCTCTATGTAAGTGACATTGCCGTTGACATCAAGGTTACCGTCCACTACCAGAGTATGACAGTCAATGGTAACATTGGAATCTGGGTTGACCGCGGTGATCCGGTAGTCGTCGTTGAATCTTTTGTTTATGGTCATAGGTTTTTGCTCGCGATCAGCTATTTAGCAGTCGTAAAAAACGCAACATGGTCATTCTTTCGTGATTGCGCAGATGTTGAAATTCTGTCACCTCGGCAGTGATGTCATCGGCCACATGCACAAATCTTGAATCAGGATGATCACGCATTACCTGTGTAAGCTGTCTTACCCAGTTTCCAGCGTAGGTAGGAGGTGCACCTTGTGGCTTGTAGTGATCTGTGCCAGCGTACATATTATTGAATCTCCCTGAGTAATCCGGTGCCATGTCAAACCCGATGAGATACACGAGATCTGCACCATCCTGTGCAGCCAGAGCTGCTGCAATAGGACCCGAACTGAAACCGTAATATCGTTGTGGTACGGGCAAGGCGCCCGATTCTGGCCGTGGTTTACGGGTGTGGAATCTGTGAGATCGACTGTATCCCGAGTCCTGTATCTCTGTGGCCATGGGTAGATCAGTAGCTACGAGAACCGTAACGGCATGATCTCGATAGATGGCATTGCATCCATATACCCAGCCTAATTCCAGCAATCTTTCTACACGGACAGCACGTCGACTGACACCGTTACCTAACACATATGCGGCCATAAAAAATCCTCCCTGTAGTTAGCAGGGAGGACCGTGATCAAACACAGAATTTAGGGCTGTGGCCAGGCTTCAACTTTGGCAAAGTTGATGGTGCCATTGTTGGCTGCACCAGCTTTGACAGCAGTTTCGCCGTCGACACCGGTGAAGAAGTTCAAGAACCAGTGATCGCCGTTGAAATCCACACCAAACTTGTTGGTAAGTTTGGTAAGACGTATGAGGCTGGAACCGTCTGTGTCGATGGAGATAGTCATGTTGCCTTCTGTGAGTGCGCTGTCAGCTTCATTGGCTAGCACACACACGCCCACATTGCCCGATGCATCTTGCACCAAGTATTTGCGAGAACCTTTTTGACGCAGGATGTAACCATCTGCTTCGCTTTCGCCGGCGATGCGCACACGCACTTTCAGTACAGGATTTTTCTTGCTAGGTCCAGAGGCGGCTGTGCCATCGCTCTGTATCTGGCCGCCGACCACACCGTAGAATTCGTCGGTGTCAACACCTGCAGGGGTAACAGGATTGGTCAAGCTGGAAACTGTAGGATTACTGATGTCTTTTCCAACACCAGTGGCTGTGAGAAGTTTTGCGATTTTGAGAGGACGTCCCATTTGTTTTCTCCTTGAAAGAAGTCCGATCGGAGTTCTAGTCCGTACGCGGTGGGTTAGGCCGCATAAAACACAGAGTGTGTTATGAGTATTTATCTTTTTAATACAACTAGTTCAGTCAACAAAAAAGCACCCTGGGGTGCTTTTTTGTTTTGTTCCAATAAAGTCTCTGATTAGGAGAACGAAAGATTGGAAACAGCGATCTCGCCAACATAGTCGCCAGCGTTACCGAACGACGAAGCGGTGTTCGTGAGTTCGATGTAGCCGTAACGTGTCATAAAGCTGACCACTGGCTCAAACGTTGTGGGATCAAGCACAACGCCAGAGCTCATCAAGGGGATATAGGGGCAGTAGAACGCAGCAGCGTCAGCCTCTGAAGAACCCTTGTAGCCAACCAGGACAGGTGTAGTGTCGCTAGCATAGCTGTCAACAAACACACGCATTGCGCCGTTGAGCGTACCAACAAACTTGGTGTTTGTGGGAGCTTCAAACGTGCCTTCTGTGGTACGAGCAAAAGCTGAAGTAGTGGCCGACTGGAGCACTGTGAGTGCAGCAGGCGAAACCACGGCCCAGTTACCAGCACCGCGACGTGTGCGCTGAGCAATCAGGTTAGCAACACGATTGATGAGAACAGCAAGAGCAGCGTGCTCGTCACCAACGAATGTAGCAGTACCTGAAACTGTTGCTTGGTTATAGGTAAACTCTGTAGAAGCCAGGCTGCGGAGGCTCAGGAGGATTTCCTGGTCAATTTCAGCCGTGATTTCTTGAGCAAGAGCAGCCATGATTTCTGCTTCAACGTCAATGCCGTGCATGGCTTGTGCGTCTTGAGCAGCTTCAAACGTCCAGCGAGCTTGCAGCTTACGGGTCTTGGCTTCAACAGCTTGCTTGAGGATCTGCACGGAAATGTTACGTCCGCCAGCACCTTCCAGCGTAGCTGTGTTAGCACCACCGTATGTGGTCTGTGTGGCACCTACACCAGCTGAGTAAGCCTGGGCAATCTTGAAGGGGCTAAGAGCCTCTTCGCCGGCCACTGTGCTGGTAGCAGCAGCTGAAGTGTCAGTCATGGTTGTGGCATAACGCACACGCAGGGTGTGGATCTGACCAACCGGACCAGTCATAGGCTGCACACCAACGATTTCGTTGGCGATAACCGTGGGCATAACCCGTCGGATAACCGGCAGGATCACACGGTTCAGTGTGGCAATGTTACCAGAAGCGGTAGCACCAGCAGACGCATTTTCTTTGAGGTACTTGCGGGTATTCTCAAGGATAACGCCCATGGTGTTGCGTCGGGGACCTTTGAGGCCTTCCATGAGGGCATCACGGGTTTCATCCCAACGGCTTTCAAGAAGTTCTTGTGACATCTCTGTCTCCTTTTCTTTCTTCTATTATAGACCAGCCAGGCGCTTGAGCTCGATGACATTGCTGCCTTCTTCTCCTTGCACGGCTGGCACGGTTTTCTTATCTCCGGTTACTTCGCGTACACTTTCGCTGATCACCGTTTTAGCTTTCGGCGAACGATCGGCGAGTACAGCCGGTAGATATTTCTCATAGGCGTTCTTGAGACGGTTAGTCTGAACGCTTTCCAAGAGATCTCGCATGACCTGGCGTTTTTCCTCGTTGAGCGGAGTCAACAATTCTTCCATGACCGCAGAGCGCTCATTGGTTTCCCGGATCATCTTGATCTCATGTTCTTTGCTCTTGACTACAGCTTTCGCTTCGGCCAAGATTTTGGCAGATTCCGACAACTGTTGATTTTGTGCTTCCACATGACGGCGCAGTTTGCGGATCACATCATTCTCATTGAGATGGGTGTTCGCAAACTCTGCTGCATAGGCTTCAAAAATCCGACGTCCAAAATTGTTCTCACGAGCTTCTTGGATGTCCTCACGCAGTTGCGTGAGTTCGTTGCGGAGATGCTTGGTAACTGCCTGCCCCATACGCTCCGCACTTTCGCGGATGAATCGGGCTTTGAGGCTTTCCAGTTTCTGTCTTGCTTCGGTGACCAGACGCACACGGGCCTCGGCCAATGCACGCTTATCTTGGGCAAAATCCATGATCTCTTCGGCCAGGGCCTTGACCACAAATTTTTCCAGTTTCTGAATAGCTTCGTTGTGCTGTCGACGATCCTTGCGGAGTTCGCCTAGTTCTTCGGCCAATTTGCTTACCATGAAGCTGTCAAACTTCTGGGCGTTTTCTTTCATCTTGGTCTGGAACCGCACACGGTCTTCGGCCAGCGCACGCTTTTCTTCGGCGATGGCTTGGACCTCGGCTGTGATACCTTCGGTTACCATGCGATCTAGGGCTTCTACCATTACTGACTTATCGTGCTCATAGCGTTGTGCGAATTCCTCACGGAGTTCGGACCGAATCTGCTCTCTTGCTTCAGTGAGTTTAGCTTCCCAGGCTTCCGAAATCTCCTGTTTGGCATCCTCATTTAGCAGATCGCTATCGAGCAATGGTTTGATAGCATCTAACATGCGTTTCTCCTAAATCTTGAGATCCTTGATCAAGCGAGTGATTTCGCTTTTCAAGTATCTCTGTACTTTGTTGTCCCCTCCAGCATCCCGCGCCATCTCAAGCACCCGATGGCCGTACCGCATGTTCATGAGGCCTTCGTAGATTGCTTTGGGATATGCATTAGGCGCGCTGGGTTGGGCAACCACATCAACAGTGACGATTTCAAAGTCACTGACGTGTCCGTTTGCTTCATTGACGTTGCCCGAACCGCGGCTCGAGACGCCAAGTTTCACACCGCTTTCCAGCATGGTGCGCACCAAATTGCCCATTGGTGTTGGGAGTATTTTCAATTTGCCAAATCCGTTGGGTCCGTCCATCCACATCTCAGTGATCATGTGGCTCACACGATCCAGATTGATCTTGAGATCATCTGGGTGATCCACTTCGCCCAGGACTGAATGTCCAGTAACGATCTGTTCATTGAGTTGCTTGACTGCACTTTCGATCTCGTCAATGGGGTATATGCGCTCGTTGGCGTTTTTGACGCCGCCTTGTATGCAGATACCTTTCATGTAAAGATCCTTACCTTCCACGCCTTCCACGACCATGCGTGCAGCGTCAAAGGTAAGGTGTTCTTTGAGATAAAGAGCCATCTAAGGAACCTTTATTGGATGGTCGACTTGGTGTTTACACCAGCGGCCTGTGTCATAACCGGCTTCACGGCAGGTTTTACGTCAGGCTGGGTTGTTCCACCCATGTCTTGCGCTTTAGGTGCAGGGCGACCTTTTTCTTCGGATCCGCCAGTGCTGACCGGCTTGGCCATGGCACCTTTGGCGCCTGCATTAGCAGCCACAGTTGATTTTTTGTTTATGGAGCCTTCTTCGCTGGTCACAGGCTTGGGAGCTGCTTTAAGATCAACATTCTCCATCATGCCTTCAGTTTCCAGTTCGTCGGCTGCAATTTCTGCACCGTCCATGTCTACGTCCATGTCCATGTCCATTTCGGCTTCTTCGCCGCCCATGTCGTCCATGTCGTCCATGTTGCTGCCTTCGTCACCCATGAGAGCTTCAAATTCTGCCATGAGTTCGTCAAGTTTGTCTTCAAGATCAACCACACGATCTTCTAGCTCTTCGTCTCCGCCAACGTCGGCATGATGATCATCTTCGTCACCAACCATTTCGTCGTCAAGCTCTTCATCTTCCATGCTGACGCCAGTTTCGTCGGCTTCAACATCGTCGATGAGATCGTCGGCTTGATCTCCGCCCATCTCTTCGTCCATGGACTCGTCAAGATCTTCTTCGACAGCTTCGTCGAGATCTTCGTCTTTTTCTTTGGCCTCTTCTTCGTCCATGATCTCTTCGTAGATCTCACGGCTTTTTTCAACCACGATCTCATGAAACAGTTCGCGGGCCTTGGCTTCTTCGTCATTGATGACGTGCTCAATCAGTTGCTCAAATTTATTCATTTCATCCTCCAGTGATGGCTCTGTATAATATTACTTAAGAGATAAATAAAAAACCACGGTAATAACCGTGGTTTTATTGTCAGAAATACAGAAATTTCGTCACAAAACTGTAAAAAACCTAGACCATGGGCTGAGGCGGCGGAGCGTACTGTCGCTGTATTTTTTTCAGTTTTTCTTGGTACTCCAGAGCCCGTGTATCGTTCAGCTGCCGCAAGCGATTGATCTGCAGTAGAGTCAGTTTGGTTTTTCGTAGATCCCCCAGACGTGGTTGGCTGTTGTCCTGTGCCACATCTTGGTAGCCTTTAGGTGGAGTTTCGTAGAGTTCTCTTGACAGCATAATAATATTTATACCGCTGGACCGGGAGGAGCTGCCCCAGCAGCTGGTTGTTGGCCCGTAGCTGGTGCCATTGGTGCTGCAGGTTCTGCACCAGGCTCTGCCATGGCAGCCAACTCATCGCCCATTTCTATGTCAGCATTGATGTCACCGGGCATGATACCTACACCGCGTAGATCTGTGCCGGATGTAGCTGGTGTTTCGTCTTCACCGCGCTCTTCTCGCCAGGCTTCTTCGTTTTCACGGATTTCTTGTTCTGTAAGACCAAGATACCTGCGCATCAAGAAACGCTTGCTCATGTAAGGTAACGCATCAAGCTGGGAAAAAGTGCTGACACGTGTGGTATCCAGCTCGGCTTCGCGGTAGCTAGCAAAATTCTGTGGCGGATTCAAGCGTATGTTGAAGATGCCCGAGTCGATGTTGATGCCACGCCAACGCATGAACATCTTGAATTCGTCGTCTAGCTTTTCAACTACCAGGCGCTGCAGGCGTTCGCAGTACTGGTTAAACCGATATTCTTGTATCAAGGCTGTGCCTACCCGGCCGTCGCTGAGTGGCCGATCGCTGTCATCGGGTCCAGTGGGCAAGTAAGAGCTAGGCACACGCAGCCCACGGCACAGCTTGTTGTTGAAGTATTTGAGATCGTCAATCTCACCAAGATTGGATCCACCCGGCAGCGTGGTCACGTCCGAACCTCGACCATCTGCTGTCTGGGGGAAGAAGTAATCTTCGTTGATGCTCAAGGGATTGTAGCTGGAGTCCATGATGTTGTTGCCACCACCGGTGGTGCTGGGTATGCGGCGCTGGTGTATCTCGTTTTTCACTCGCTCCACAAACTGCATGGCCATGTGCGATGGCATGTTGCCCACGTCGATCTTGAACACCCGGCGTTCCGGTGCACGGCTCACGCGATAGATCAAGACCGAATCTTCCAAGAGTTCTTTCTGTTTGAAGACCTTGAATATGGTTTCCAGCACACTCATGCCAAACGGCCAGTAGTAGTCCAGCCCCTCAGTAAGGCTGAGATGTACCACGTGCTTGGCATCCAGCACAGTTTCGTTCATGGCGGCGGCAAATCTGCTCTGACCAGTGCCTGCACCGCCGGCACCAGCTGACGGCACTGTATAGTTGTAAGGTGCCACATAACCAGAACTGGGCGGATTTGACTGATAATCCGTGGTGGTCTTGGCCGCCACAGTGAGATTCTGGAAGTTGGGATTGATGTCACGGATCACGTACTGTTCTGGGCGCTTGCCTTCTGACTCGTTCACGATCACCCGGGCTACCTTGGTCATGTCTACCCAGTACAACTCAAAGGTTTCGGGATCGCGCACAAACACCTGGTCACCGTACTTGATGGTGTTGCGGAAGACACGGAACATGCGCTGGTCCAGTTTGTTCAGCTTGACCCACTGCTGTAGCTGCTGTTCAATGATGCGGCTTTCGTTGTCAGTGGGTGTTTCGTTGTAGTTTATCCGGAACGGCATCTGTGAATCAGGCCCATCTGTCTGGGTGGAAAATTCAGCCAGGATGTCCAAGCAGGCATTGATCTCAGAATCCATGTCCATCTGTTCGTATTGGTTGTATCGCTCGATGCGATTGGGATGCCCAGTGTACACTTCAGGCAGTCGACTGGCATAGTTACGATAGGCGATCTCGGCCTGGCTCCAGCCATTGCCACGACCATCGTTGCGTCCATACCCAGGTAGACCCTCAGATTCACGCCCGCTGAGCGGGCTCAGCTGACCAGAAGTGTCAGCGACCTTGAAATATTTTTTCCATGCCATAGTGAGATATTTATCGCTAGTTCTGCGACACTTGCAGCATCTTGGACGAGATTGAATTTTGGTTGCGCATGGCTGCCAGAATATCGTCTAGACGAGAAATCTGCGCTGACAACAGAGAAGTGTGTTCCTTGATGTCACGAGTAAGGATTTCGTTGACTGCAGGCATGGTTGTGCTTTTGAGTTCTGGCATTGTGAGCATCATGTCACCGATGTCAGAACGGTACTTGCTGTTAGGACCAGCCTTGATGATTGAATCAAACTGTGCCAGCTGCTGTCCCGAAAATCCCCGTGACAGCGGTATCACAGCTTCGTTGCCGTGCAGTGCAGCTAGATATCCTGTGCTGGGCCCACGCGCTATGCCACCATCACGGAATTCTGGTATTTCCACATGGAAATGGCCCCCGGTAGAATGCGGACTGGGATTGGCATATTCGTCATACACACGACTGGCACCCATGCTTTTGATGGCAGCGATGATCTGTTTGGCTTGCTCAGGATCGTATCGTGCTACAGTGAAGTCCAGTGCAAGTCCCCGGGTGTGGCGACTGGCCGGTGAATTTTCTTGGTGATAACGATCGTTGAATCCGCTGAAATAGGAAAATCCTGGCACATCTGCCTGTATCTTTTTGGCAAGATCTATCAGTTTGGGACTGATGCGTGCTTGCTCTTGTTGCACATCACCTTGCTTGATGCGCAGACCCATGCCGGCAAGATCTTCTTGATTGGCATATCCGCCGGTAGCGCCAGCTCTGGGTCCCAATCCAATAGCACGCAGCACATTGCCCACGCTTCGAGTTGCGGCATTGCCGGCCATTTCGCCCGGTGCAGGCGGCGTAGCCGAAGACACACCAGAAGCCATGTCGGCCATGGCCTGATCGGCTGCTGCTCTTTCTTGTTGCTGACGGCGTTCTTCAACCCGTCGCTCGCGGCTCTGCCTGAGCTCTATGCCCAAGGTATCTGCCACAAAGTCGATCACTTTATTGAGTGATTCGGTGAATGCAGACACCGCAGGAGCAGCATCTCGAGTCAGCGAAAATCCAAATTCCGTGATCTTGTTGGCTATCTCGTCCATGCTCTTGCGAGCTTCGGTGGTTTTCTTGGTGAGCTCGTCTTCGCCCGAGGCTTGTTTTTGCTGTGTGCGTTCTACTTCTACTGCACCGTCCACGATCTTGGCATTGACTACATCGCTGACTTCGGCATACTTGGAGAATGCGCCAGTGGCATCACCGGTAGCCCGGGCAAGATTGCGCTGTGTTTCTAGATTGTTCTGCAGAGATCCTTGCAGCTGGCGGAACGCAGTGACTTGATCAATCTGGCCAGTTTTGAGCCGTTCCATGATTGCAGCAGCTTCGCCACCGGTAGATCGGAACAGTTTCTGTGCTGCTTCGGTATTGACAAATCCTGCTGCGATGTCGCGGAATCCCTGCGACATTTCTGGAGATGCTTTGCTGAGCATGGTCTGGAAGTCCAGCATGGCCTTGGCCTGTGCTTCCTGTCCAGACGCCACCATCTGATCGTACTGTGCGCGGAATCGGCTTTCGCTCAAGGCCGCATCTTGCTGAGCCTGTATCTCTTTGCGTTGCATGCCTGTGAGCTTAGACAAGGCATCCAGTTCACGTGCATACTGTGCTGCACCTTGTGCCAGCTGCTCGTTGGTCTTGCGCTGGCTGAGTCCCAGTCTGGTCTGCTGTGACACAAAGGCAGCCGCAGTTTCGCCAATGGTGTCTGCATTGAATCCCAGCTGCCTCAGCTGTTCGCCCACTTCGCTGCGCTGTATTTCGCCCACAAATTTAGCAAACCGCTGTGTGCCCGTGCCCACAGTACCGCCAAATCGTGCCAGCACCGCACTGTTTTCGATCACAGTGCCTTTGAATCCTTCCATAGTCATCATGCTGTCAACAAACTGTTGTTGCACGCCTGACATACCCGAGCTGGTAAGGGCTCCTACATTGGCCAGATCTTCAAATATGACCACGGTTTTTTGCAGATTGGATATGGCAAATTTGGAAGCTTCACCTATGCCTTTGGCCGTACCGCTGAGTGCTCCGCCTAGCAAGGGCACAGCCTGGGCAAGATTCGCGATAGCATTGGTCACAGAATCCACTACAGGATTCAAAGATTCAAAACTGCGATTGCCATCTGTGAGACCCATGGCAAATCGCGTGGTTGCACCACCTATGTCAGCCAGCCCTGACAGAGCCTGATTGGCAAACAACAGCTTTTGAGCAAAACTTTCGCTGCGATCTGACATTTCCCACATCTGCTTGCTCAAGGTATTCACCGAGCGAGCCTGTTGTGTACGCCAGCGCTGGTCATCCATGGTTCGTCGCTGCTCGCGACGTAGTGCTGTGTCTGCTGCTTGATCTAGCTGGGAATCAAATTTTTCTACAGCTTCAGTAGTGGTGCTGATACTCTTGGCAGCTTGATCTACATCTCGTATGAACTTCTGTACGCTCTTGACTTGAGAGCTGCTCATCTTGGCCAACTGCCCGAGCGCAGCAATCAAGCGTTGATCGTTGATCTTGAGACCGCCAGCCGAAAGACGCAGCAGAGCTTCGGTCATGGACCTCAGTTCTTCTTGCATTTCGCGTAATAATTGCTCGTCCATGGTTTTCTACGTAGATAAATATCCCATACTAGTATTTATCTACCGGAAAAACCATGGAAACCAACCCACTCAAACAGTACTTTCGACAGCCCGCGATCTACGTGCGCTTGCCCAGCAACGGCGAATTTTATCCAGCTGGTGCGTTGGATCGAACCGCCAACGGAGAGTATCCGGTGCTGCCTATGACCACCATCGACGAGATCACGTATCGAACTCCAGATGCATTGTTCAACGGCAACGCCGTGACTTCGGTGATACAGAGCTGCATGCCCAACATCCGCGATGCCTGGATGATACCCAGCATCGACATTGACACCATATTGGTGGCCATTCGCATCGCCAGTTACGGGCACGACATGTCTATAACCACCCAGTGTCCTGGCTGCCAGGCCAGCACTGACTACAGCGTGGATCTCCGACATGTCATGGATCGCATCCGTGCCCCGGATTACCAGACCAATCTAGGCATGGGCGATCTTGAAATCTGGTTCTCACCCATGACATACCAGCAGATGAACAACAATGCCATGACCCAGTTTGAAGAACAAAAGACCATACAACTGCTGCAGGATTCTGACGCACCTGATGACCGCAAGCTGCTGGAACTCAATGCCATGCTGAAAAAAATCACCACGGCTACAGTGCGTGCTTTATCCCAGAGCATCTCTTTGATCAAGACACCAGCTGCACAGGTTACCGACCAAGAACAGATCTACGAGTGGCTGATCAACTGCGACCGTGTTATGTTCAACCGGGTGCGAGATCATGTGCTGGATCTGAAAAAAACCAGCGAACTGCAGCCATTGAAAATAAAGTGCGATCAGTGCCAGAAAGAATACGAACAGTTGTTTACTCTGGACATGGCAAATTTTTTCGCGGGCGCCTCCTGATCCTCGATGCCAACGAAATTGAATCGATGGTAAACGGCATGGAAAAGGAGGCGACAGCTATAAGATCAGATGTGCTCAGCATGTGCTGGCACATGCGAGGTGGACTCACTTACTCAGAAGCCATGCATCTCAGCGAGGGCGAACGCAAGGCTATAGGTGGCTTGATCAAAGAACACATGGAGACCACCAAGAAAACCGGACTGCCTTATTTCTGATGGACACAGTACAAGCACGCATCGACGTAACAAACTGGCTCACAGGGTTCGTGGAAAAACCCAATGCCTTGTTGAATGGTTGGGCACCATGTCCTTATGCCCGGGCAGCACGCCTGCAGAACAAGATTGCCATGGACATCGGCAAAGATCCTTATCTAGATCTAAAACAGATCGCCCAGCAGGGTATAGCGGATCTCGATGTCATAATCAGGATCTACGATCCCGCAAAGTGGCCTTTGGAGCTGTTCCGCAGCAAGTGGACACAGGCACAACAGGAATGCCTAGCACCCAATGGTTTGCTGTGTCTGGAAGATCACCCCAGCGAATCAGAGTCAGTGAACGGTGTGGTCATGAATCAGGGTACCTGGGCCTTGCTGTTGATACAGAGCCGACACAAACTGGAAGAAGCAGCACGACAGTTGGCAGCCAAAGGATACTATGACCACTGGCCTGAAGAATACCTGCGGCAAGTGCTAGATCATCGAGAAGATCCGCGCCGATGAGTTGGCAGTTTGGCCGCATCCGTCTCGATGCCACTGACTACCAGCTGCAGGATCTATCTTGGGAGATCTTGAACCCGGCGCCAGTGGCCGATATACAGCGTGTGTACCGTAACTACTGTGCGCACAAGCATTTCCAGTCAGTGATGCCCATGGTGGCCGGTCGTTTGCAGGCAGCAGATACCGAAATCGTGGGCTATCGCGATCAAGGTCGCTTGGTGGCCTGGAGCATGTACCGCATCTGGGACACAGAAAACATCCTGAGCGATCATCATGCCTGGGACTATCGCAATCCCAGATTGCGATTGGGCATCAGGAGTTTAGAAAATGAGTGCGCGATCTATCGCGATCGCGGTTACCGATACATGTATTTTGAGTCGGTGGAGCCCTACATGCTGGATCTCAAGGGCTTTGAAATTTTAGGACCACACACATAATGGCAGACTTATACACTATATGGGCAGACAAAGAAGGTGACATCACTGATCTCGAGTGGGTCACAAACATGCGCAGTTTCTTTGATCATCTTGTGTCAGAAGGCAAAATGGAAACTTATCGTATCACTCGTTGCAAGATGGGGTTCCGATCTATCCCAGACATGCCGGAATGGATGATCATCATGGAGTTCCAGAACATGGCCCAGATGGACGAAGCATTCCGTCGGGTAGCACCACTCAAGGGCGAGCTCGAGGACAAACACCGATCATTCAATCAGTTCGTGTCGGGCAACATACAGCATGCCCTGTTCCGCGATTGGCCAGATCAGCTATGAAGTTCAGCGACTATCTCACTGTGGTCAAAGATTGGCCGCGACCCGGGGTCGGGTTCTTGGACATACAGAGTCTGCTGGCCAACACCGATCTGTTCCAGTCTGCAGTCACTGCCATGAAAGATCAGATCACGCACCAGCATTCCGCAGTGGTAGCTGTGGAAAGCCGAGGATTTGTTTTTGGTACTGCTCTGGCCCTGTCGCTGGGTTTACCGTTGATCATGGCGCGCAAATCAGGCAAGTTACCCGGTGCCACAGTGTGCGTGGATTACGACACCGAATACAGCCAAGACCGCCTGTGCATAGAGATCGATGTGGATGCCGGCGACCATCCCCTGATCGTGGATGACGTGTTGGCCACGGGTGGCACTGCTGCGGCTGTGGCCAAACTGCTGCGCACACATTTTGATTGCAAAGCGGTGTCTTGTGCGACCATGTTCACATTGGATTTTTTGCCTGGAAAACAGATCCTAGCACAGCATCAAATCAATCTTTACACAGTTGAGCACATCAGTGCGTGACATCATAATCATGGCGCTGGAGCAGGAAGCACCTGATCTGGCACAGCATCCTGCGGTATTTTTCTCAGGCGTTGGCAAGATCAATGCTGCTGCTACCACAGCACGATTGATCGAAAGATACCAGCCAGACCGCATCATAAATTTTGGCACAGCCGGAGGTATCGCCGTGGGACCCGGTCTGCATCGCGTGACACGATTCGTCCAGAGAGACATGCAATGCACAGGACTGGGACTGCTGCCTGGAGTCACGCCATTTGAGGACCCTCAACAGATGTTGTGCATCGAACCCACGGGCCTGATTTGCAGCACCGGGGATAACTTCGTGACTGATCCCAAACTGGAAATATCAGCCGATCTCGTCGATATGGAGAGTTATGCCATAGCCAAAGTCTGTCAGCAAACAGGTGTAGAGTTTGACTGCTACAAGTTTGTTACGGATCAAGCTGACACTGATGCCAGCCATGACTGGAACACCATGATCAGTTCAGGGCAACCGCATTATATCACTGTTTTAAAAAATCTCGGAGTTTAGCATGTCCAATAGAACCATGCCGATTTGTGGTTATTCTTTTAGTCAGCCTTCAAGGATGATACAAGATTGGGCTGGCGAAGTGCTTGATAAAATAACCTGGGCAAAACAATTGCAGGACTTAGAGCACACGTCTGATTCCATTATACTGCTGGAACCACAAGATGCAAATTTCCATTTTGATCTTACCAAAAAACTGATAGACCAAGGAAATTATCTAATCTTTGTCAACACACCCAACGACCCCGACACTGATCCCGGTTGGAGAGATCTCAGACGAGATCTACCCGATGTAGAGAGATTTTCCATGATTGATTGTACCAATGCAAGACTGCCCAATCGCTTTGGCCTTAATACGTTCCTGTTTGAAACTTTTTCCTGGGACAACATGATTCTTGCGAAAAAAATCTCTACACGCAGAACAACACATCGTCCTTACAAATTCCTTTTTCTCAATGGACATGATCGACCACATCGTCGACAGATATGGAGCAAAATCGAGCAGGGCAATCTGCTGAAGCAGGGTCTTTGTAGCTATCTAGGATATGGTAATAAAACAGAAGCACCGTTGAAGCTTTTGCCACCAGAGTATGATTCTAAATTTGCTGATATCAACACGAGTGCAGTTGATACGCATGCCCGGTCTCTCACTGAATTCCAAAACAAGGTATGGCAATCGCAGTTCATATGCAGATCGCTGGATTCCATCAAAAAATATACACACACGTATTTCAGTTTGATAACCGAAACCCAATGCCGTAGCAATGACTGTGCCATGATCACCGAGAAGACATATAAATCGTTGCTGGCTGGCCAACCATTTTTGGTGTTGGGCGACACAGGTACCCTTGAACATTTGCTACGGATTGGATTCCGTACTTTCTCAAATTTAATCGATGAATCGTACGATGATGCAACAGATGTAGATCAAAAGATCGAGCTACTGGTCAACGAAACGCAACGTCTTTGTTCTATGGACTTAGACAAGTTTGTTGCTGCTTGCGAACCCTTGACACAGCACAACCAAGAAATGTTTTTGCATATTGTCTACGAAAACTACCAAAATGTCCATTGCGAACTTTCTGATTGGATCGAATCAGTTATTGCACTAGCAAGATCTACTTCGTAGATCTGTTTCTTTCGCTGTGCTCAGAAACAATTTCTTTT